CGTCGTCGACGTCTGCGCCGTAAAGTATTCAACGACGACTTGCAGGACGCGGTACTGGTCGCGGTTAGAAGGCGCCAGCGTGCGGACCTCGATGTCCTCGTGAACGGCGTAGATCGCGCAGGACGGGAAGGAGATGCTCGCAAGCGTGTTGTTTCGCCCTTGCAGGATGTTCGCCGTCGGGACGACCGAGGCGCCCGTGAGCGCGTTGGCAATGGCGTTGCGGATATCGGTGCGGGTGCTCATGGATTCGATGGAGCCGTTACGGGAGCCGCGCCTTGCACGCGAGTAAATCCAAGGTTGACGGCCTTTCCGGCCAATAGGCGCTTCACCTTTCGCAGCGTCGTATCCGTGCGCGATGCAAAGGCGGCGTTGATCTTGTCTTGGTAGTTCGGGATCTTCACGTTTTTATGGGTCGCCGTAAGATACGGCGGCTTCGCGTTTGCCGGCCCGAACCAGTAATTGACATACCCCGAGGCGCTTCCGAATCGGTCGGAGAACTTCTTGTATCTGGCGCCAGTCGCCTTTGCCGCAGGAATCCAGCCCGATGCAGCCCAGCCCACTCGGGACTGCACGTCGCGAAGATAACGCCGATAGACCATCTTGTCGGTCGTCATCACATATGACTTGCGACGCACCCTACCGTATCGGTTCCGCTTGGAGACGTGGTCCTGCGGCGTGAAGTCCTTCACGATCCATTGATTTCCGTCCATCTCGCGCATCGCAGCCTGAAGCGTGACGTTGTCTCGTCGTCGGATCAATTCACGCATCGGCAGACGAACCTCTTCCCTCGCCCGTGCAAACGAGTTTTGGTCGAGCAGCCCGACCGCCTTTTGCAGATCGACCTCGATTGCCTTTCGTCCCTGCGCCCGAGTCTTCGGAGGAGTGAACTTGATGAACAACTGCGTGAGATAGCGAGCCTCCTCCTTGATGATTGGCCCGAGACCGACGTTTGCCGCCTTCGCGAGCTGCGTCAGCGCAGCGGCAAGGTTCTTGTTGTCCAGCGTGACGTCGATCATATGATCTTTACGACGTCCATCTCGCAGCCCGTCCCCTCGGCATCGAACCGGACCTGTTCGACGAAGTAGGTCACGCCAGCCCGCACGAGCGTCTGCGTGACGGCCGGAGTTCCGGTGACTTGTGAGGTCGTGAAGAAGACCGTGAAGCGTACGTCGTCTCGGCGCTGATCCTCAAACTCTACGAACTGAGTGCGCGAGTCGCCCCAGACGCCGGTCACGCTCGAGCCCAGATACGAAAAGGTGATGCCGGCTTGCTCGAGGATGCCGGCGTAGTCGTAAGCGAGTTGAGCAGGATCGAAGTCGCGGACCGTCGCCATATCTAATCGTCAACTGTCACAATTCTTGACGCTGCCGAGAAGGCGTCATCTTGCGCCACGCCCGAGGAAACGTGCCAGAAGCTCGAACGAACCGCGCCCGCGATGATGCACGGCGCCGAGTTGATGGCGAACATCTCCTCCGCGTCCCGGATCAGTCTCGGCAAGTGCCCCGGCGAACGCGCCTCGAGAATCCAGTTGCTCGGCATCCCGCTGCCGATGAGGTCGGACGCCTGACGCGAGTCAGCCAGCACGACGAGCGGCCGCTTCGCGACCAGCCGGCACGCCTTCACGAGAGCCGAGAACGAGTGCCGCCGTCCTTGGCTGTAGCCGAACGGAGCGAATAGGCAGACTTCACGCGGAAAGCCGTACTCTTCCAAGCCGTCCGTCTTGTCGATGGCATCGAAGACCGGCCGCTGATCGAGGTTCGCGAACTCCGGTTCAATCCCGAAGACGAAGTCGCCCCATGACTTACCGCTCGCCCTGAAGGCTTCGTAGCGCTTCGGCCAGATTTGCAGGTCGATCACGCGGTCGAATTGATGCTCGGCCCGAGCGTTCGGAGCGGACCGCCACGCATAGGTCACGGAATCGAAGATCCCGCGGTACTGCTCCAAGCACTCGACGCAAACGTGGTGACCTTGGCCGGCCAAGTGACGGGCGATCGGCAGGACACGGATGATGTCTCCGAGCCTTTCGTGGTAGACGAGGCAGATCTTCACGGCGCGAAGACCATCGTGAGGATGTTCGGCCAGTCGCCATCATTCTTGCGGACGGCGTCCTCCGGCGAGCCGATAAAGATCGGCCGAAGCTCGTTACGCCGCATAACCGCCGCAAGCGAGTCCGGCGTGAAGTGCCAGAGATGCTCGCCCGGCCGGCGGTGCTTCCATCGGTAGAACCAGTCGTGACCGAGGCTCGGATGATACCACGGCACCGAGACAATCGCGCCACGCGCCTCGAATCGCGGCAGGTGCTCGAAGTGCTCGAGCGAGTCGAAGAAGGTCACGACCGGCCATTCTGTCTCCCGCCACCGCGGCTCGAGCTTGACGAAGTCCGGCGCCGGATACGGCGACACGTCGAAGCCGTGGCAACTGATGCCCGGCTTGATCTCGCGCACCGCCCGCAGGAAAGAGCCCGTGCCGTAGCCGATGTCGCAGACGGAATCCGCTTTCGGGAAGAAGCGGTAGAACAGTTCGGCGCGAATCCTCGAGAGCTCCTTCTCCGGGTATTTCTCATACCTCGCGACGTAGGCGTGATCGTAGCGCGCCGTGATCTCCCGGCTGAACGAGGCGACCGCGCTCGTGATCTCGTCGACGTAATACTCCGACTCGAAGGCGAGCGTGCTCATGGCGTCGTCCACTTTGCGTCAGCGTTCGAGTTGCGCTGCTTGAAGAGCGCAAGACCTGCCGCGTATCGCTCGCGGGTATTGTTGTGCTGGTAGGTCGCGTCCATCTGAGCCTTTCCGAAGATCGGGTGCTTGTGCTCGAAGCGGAGCCGATCGCGAGCGTCGACGACGACCTTGTCCGCATAAGCTCGAGCGGCGAACTCGTTGTCGGAGAAGACCGACTCGTATCCCTGAAAGAACAGATGCCCTTGGTTCTCGTAGCGCGCCCGGGATAGGATCGCCATGCAGAGGAGCTCGTCCCTGCGTGTTCCGTCGTAAGGCGCCACGACGAACTGATCCTTGAGCGGATCGCGGCCGGAGACGACGTCGAGCAGGATCGAATCCCAGCCCATGCACGGCACCCAATCGTCGGAGAGTTGGACGAAGATGTCGCCGGTCGCCTCGGCCGCAGCAAGATTCCAAGCCGCCACGCAAGACTTCGCGCCGGAGGTAACGCTCACGAACTGCTTCGCCATCTCGACCGAAGCGAGGTCGTCCGCATCGACCGCGAAGACGTGCTCGATCCGCGTCGGGTCCGCGGCCGCGTTCAGCCACGCGTCGCGAGTTGAGACCGCCTGCGAGGTGCGTCCCCTCGTCGCGTGAAGGAGCGAGATCCGCGGCTTTAGACCGGCGTAGAATTGCGCTTGAAGGACCGTCGCCATCGCCTTGTTCCCTTCGGCGCGGAACGCACGGGCGGCGAGATCATAGCCCGCCCAGCCGTACCACTTGGCTTCGTGTGTCCACGGTCGCTTCGTCTCGAGCGGCTCGCGAAGTTCAAGCATCCTGTTCGCCCACCAGACCGCGGTCCCGTAGTCCTTCACTTGGAACGCGTGCAGGATCAGCCCGGCAAGCGCCTCCCGGCACCACGGGAAGACGCCGTGCGCTTCCATGAGCATGGCCTTGGCCTCGCGGTTCGAGTAGGAAAGGCGAGCGCAATTCAGCAGCGCCTCGTACCGGAACGCCGGTTGCAGGTTCGGGAAGGCGAGCGCCAGTTTTCCGAACTCGAGCGCAGCGTCCCTCGACTGATTGCAGAAGTGCTCTTGGTGGATGTAGAAATACTGGCTCGGCGTTTCGCGGACCGAGTGCGCGAGGATGCGGAGATTCCGTCGGCGGTTCTCCCGCTTGACCTCCTTCGGAGCATGGACCCAGACCGTCTCGTTGTTGACGTCGAGATGCTTGTCTCCGTCGAGGATCAGCAGGTTTTCGTGGACGTCATGATGCCAGACGCGCCCCGTCTTGAAAGCCTCGCGGCGGATCGCCCGCTCGCGGTAGAGCGCCTTACCGGAGCCCTTCACGTCGTAGATGAAGCGCAGCATCTTGACCTCGGGAGCGACGGAACCGAGGACGCCGCGCAGCGCATCGACTCCGCGGATCACGTCGTCGCAGTCCGACCAGATGAGCCAGTCGCCCGTGCCTTGCGCGAAAGCCTCGTTGCGCGCCTTGGCGAAGGAATCGACGTGGTCCCACTTGAGCGAGCCGGCATCGTTCAGATGCTCCGAGAAGACGAAATCCTTGCCG